GGTGCTAATTCTAAAGTTGAACTTAAAGAGAAAAAAGACAGGGTAGAGGATGCCATCTATGCTACCAAAGCTGCGTTAAAAGAAGGGATAGTTCCTGGTGGCGGGATCGCCCTTTTAAACGCCGCTCAAAAAATCACCGCTAACGCGGTGGGTGAAAAGATACTACTAAAAGCTATAACAGCTCCTTTTCATACTGTTCTTGATAATGCGGGTATACAAATAACAGAGGGAACAAAAGATCATCAAGGTTATGGTGTAGACGTGGTAACTGGCGAAAGAGTTGATATGATTAAAGCCGGTATTATAGATCCCGTACTTGTAACTAAATCCGCTCTTAAAAATGCAGTAAGTGTGGTATCAACTATTATATCTGCAGATTGTGTAATTTCAAACATGAGATACAATGAGAGCAGTAAATAATTATATAATAGTAAAAAATATAAAAACAGGACCTAAAAAGGTTGCTGGCTTAATTATGACAGATACTACAGATGTTGATAATAGGTATATAAAGGCTGAGATCATTTCTATTGGTAACTTAGTCGAAGGAATAAAAGAAAAAGATATTGTATATTATGATAAGCATGCTGGTCATGATGTTCAATATGACGATATATTATATCGCGTTATCCGCTCAGGAGATGTGGTATTAATAGATTAAACCTAAACCATAATCCAAAACCCTTAAACTTAAAAACAAAAACAAATTATTAATTAAAAAACAAAAGAAAAATGAAATATGTAATTTTTCACAATGCTGCTGACGATTCTTACATGAACTCAGTAGAGGCTTTTAGAGGAGCTTATGCGAACACAGAAACAGTAGATATCTATTTTGAATCTGCTACTACTTCTGCTGGTTATGATAAAATTATTGTAGCTTGTACTAACGGCGAGGAAGATAGAGCTGTAGAGCAATTAGCTGCTGCTATGTCAAGCAATAAATCAGTTATTACTATAGCTGATGATGTAAACTCTGTTTACGCTTGTCAAGACATTACTTCTGTTACTAGTATTACTTTGGCTGGTAAAGGTGTAGTAAATGTTGTAGAGACAGTAACTGCTGATGATACTTTAACTGCTGCTGATTCAGGAAAAACATTTGTGTTCGGTGATGCTGCTGCTGTTTTAACTTTACCAGATTCTGGTGGTGGTGATATTATTGGATGGTCTGCTAAGTTTATATCTAACTTTACAGCTACTGGTCAAGAAGTTAAAAACGCTGATACTACTAATGAAATTATAGTTGGTGCTTTGATTAACTCAGATACTGATGATGATAACTCAACTAAAGCTTGGAACGCTGAAATCGCTGATGGTTTTTCATCTGTAGAATTTACAGGTGTACCTGAAGGTGCTATTGGTAGTTACTTTGTACTTACTTGTATTGCCACTGACAGATGGTTAGTTGAAGGAGTTGTTATACAAGAAGGTGGCTCTGAAGCTACTCCATTCGCTGCTTCATAGTAAATGCGATTAACCGCGCAGGATCTGCGTGATATGAACATCCTTAAGTATTACAGGCTCACTAGAAAGTGGGTCTGTAAAACTTACGGGTTAAAAGACGCAGACTTAGAATTATTAATTTATTTAGATTGTAAAGGAAGATTTACACGAAACGATTTTATCAACGGAGTTTACACATACTCTTGGGATAAAGCAAGATGGGAGAGATTAAAAAGAGAAGGTTGGATAGAAACTTGGAGACATAGAAATAGAACTACTATTATGTACTCTGTATTTAAAACCTCATGGAAATGCTCTCAAATGATAAGTAGAATTTACAGAATACTTCTAGGCGAGGAAGATCTTCCTACGTCAGAAAGAAGCGTGTTTTATAATAATAAATCATATACAGATAAAGTTTATAATAAAGCTATAGATGATATGATTAAAGATAAAGACAGATAATATGAGTACACCATTTAAACTCAAAAAGAAAAAAGACTTTGACTTTGGAAACAAAGGAAAAATTAACTTTCATAAAACATATGATATGGGGACTGTTGGATGGGAACCACCAGTAGATTATAATAAACCTTACGTTAAAAAACAAGTTAAGAAGTTAAAAAATAAAAAAATAAATAAAGATGCCAAAATTTAAAAAATCTTCAGGATTTAAAATGAAGGGATACTCGTATCCAGGTAAATCCCCAAAAGGAGGTTCTCCTTTATCTAAAAGAAAAGACGAAGGAACAGTTCCATTAAGTGAATGGGAAAAGAAAAAGGGAATGAGAAAGTCAAATATACGTGGTAGTAATAAAACAGAAATTATTAATGATTTAGAAGATAGAATAGAGTTTTTAAGATCTGATCTTCGAGGTGGTGGTGTAGATAAAGTACCAGTAATGAAAGTTGGAAAACAACTAAATAAATTACAAACTAGATTAAGAAAAGAATATCAAATAAGAGATAAAGAAGCTAGAAGTAGAGGTAATTACGACGAAATAGATTAATAAATAAATATTATGGCATTTAAACTAGGAAAAGAAAGAGGCAATTACGCTGTAGCTGGTGAAATTAAAACAAAGATGCGCTTTGGTAAAGACGCAGGAGATCACAATGCGTCAGTTCCTGGAACACCTGTTATTAGAAAAAACTTAGGACCTAATATCGGTGGTGAAGCTAACATGGATGGTAGTATTTATTTAAGCGATAAAATACAACCTGGTAGTTTCGAAGAGAGACAAATAATAAATCATGAAATGAGACATGCTACTGATATAAGAATTGGTAAGTTATCTTATGCCGATGATCATATTAAATACAATGGTGAGACTTTTCCAAGAGAAACTATCGATGGAAAAGATATGATATTAGTATATGGACAATGGAAACAAGCTGGAGATCATGGTTTTCCTTGGGAAAATGACGCGAATAACGGTAATAGTCATGGAAGTATTTAAAGATAATAACGATTGGAATGAAAAATCTATTGTAGGATTTATTGCATTTGCAATAATGTGTGTGATTATGATAGCGGATCTTGTTACTGGTTATGTAGGTAAAGATCTAATAATTAACGAGTTTGTATATGATTCATTTGTACTTGTAGTACTTGGTTGCTTTGGTATAAGTGGTTTAGAAAAATTCGCAAAAAAATAAAATTAAATTATGTTAGGAAAATTATTCTCTGGAGGAGCTGCAGATTTAGTAAAGGGCGTTGGGGATGTTGTAGATAATTTACATACATCAGAAGAAGAGAAACTTGAAGCAGAAATAAAAATAAAAGAATTAATTGCTAATTACGAGGTTGAAATGGAGAAAAACATTACAGCCCGTTGGGAGGCAGATTTAAAATCAGACTCTTGGCTTAGTAAAAATGTTAGGCCAATGGTATTAATATTTTTAATAGTATGCACCATGCTATTGATATTTATTGACGCAGGTGCATTAAATTTTGAAGTAAAATCAACTTGGGTTGATTTACTACAATTAGTATTAATAACAGTGATCGGCGCTTACTTTGGTGGTCGATCATTAGAAAAAGTAAAAAAATAAAATTATGATAGGAAAGTTTTTTAACGTAACCGTAAAGCCAGATATAGTAAAAGGTGATATTTCCGCCCACGTAGGAGGTTCGAAAGGTAGTCCAGCCGCAGCTACTGATATGGGTGCTAATGATTTAGTTTTTGATTGGACGTCTGTAGATGTTCCAAAAGGAACTAATCTATTAAGAAGTATATCTGTATGGATAAACGGTGAAGACGGTGGTAATGATGATTTAGAAAGTTATGAATTTATATTTGCAAAAGCTGTAGATGGAGTTGCTCCTCCTTCTTTAGGTACTATTGGTGAAGTTATTGATCCAACAACTGCTGCATCTGGCCAGTTAAGACATCATTACTTAGGATCATTTATATTAGATAATACTGATGGAGAAACAATTACAGCTCTACCTTTAGCAGGTGGTAATCTATACACGATAACAAGTAACGTAGCTGCAGGAACACCAAATATGGCTAACGCCTTGCCGTTTGCTATGGATACTGAAGGAGATAATAACTCTGGATATAATAAATTATATGTAGCTGGAACAGTTAAAGCGGCGAGAAACTTTGGTACAGCTGTACTTGTTAACCAAAGTGATTATGATGCTAGTGAAGCTAGTCCAGCAGTAAATACTGTGATTTGTGATGGAACTGATGCTAGATTCGTATTCAGTCCAGGAGATCAAGTATATGATCATATGTCAGACACTCCTATACCTGGAACATTAACCAAGGTAGAAGCGAATTTATTAACATTTTCAACAACAAATAGCACGGTAGATGTTAGTAATAACAACGAATTAATAAACGCAAATCCAATTAGAATTAATCTTGGATTTGAAAGATAAACAAATTAAATTAACTTAAATTAAATAAAATGGCAAAAAAAGAAGAAATAGTAGACTTAAAACCAAAAGCAGAAAAAGTAACAGACGAACATTTGACTAAAATTCAAAATTTAGTAAATAATATTAATAGAATGCAGTTAGAGATTGGAATGATGGAAGTTAGAAAATCTCACATGTTGAACAATGTGTCGATTACACAATCTAACTTACAAGAGCTCCAAGAGGAACTAAAAAGAGATTATGGAACAATTGATATCGATATACAAACTGGATTAATAAATTACCCGGAAAATGGAGAAACTGATAAGAAAGATTAGTGTAGGTAAAGATTATAAAAATGATGCCATGCACTATGCTGTAGGTCAAGACGTTTACGGTGGTCATACTATTTGTGATATTATAGAAGAAGAAGATAAATATTCTATTTATATTAAAAAAGAAAACAATGTTATTCCATGGAAAGATTTTAATAAAAACATGGCGGTATCTGTAGAGTATAATTTAGAATATTAATATGAAACTAAGAAACAGCCCATTAAAAGGTTTAATAAGTAAGGTATTACCAGAGGTTGTGGTTACAGTTAAACGTAAAAAAACTGGTGTGTCATTTGCAACTAGTTATCATTACGCAAAAAAAAGACAAAATAATTGTAAAAAGTGCAAAGGCAAACCAAATTGTGTTTGTAAAAAATGAAAAGTATTTATAATTTTGTTATACAACCGAAAGGAGAAAGATATAACAATAAAAAGAAAGTTGGAGATTCAGAACTAATACTTAATACTGAAATCTTTAACCATCAATATGTAAATAGAGAAGCTATTGTTATATCAACACCAATTATTGGTGATACAGATATAAAACCTGGAGATACAGTTATAGTGCATCATAATGTTTTTAGAAGATGGCATAATGTTAAAGGTAAAGAAAAAAATAGTAGATCTTATTTTGACGAAAACACTTATTTAGTAAATAAAGATCAAATCTTTTTATACAAGAAAAAAAATAAGTGGTTAGCACCAAAAGGTTATTGTTTTGTAAAACCTTTAAAAGCTATAAACCAATTTAATGTTGAACTTGAAAAACCATTACAAGGTATTGTTAAGTATTCTGATGGTGCTGTAAACGTGGGTGATTTAATAGGTTTTAAACCAGGAAGTGAGTATGAGTTCGTTGTTGACAAAGAAAGAATGTACAGAGTTTTATCAAATTTAATTACAATAAAATATGAATATCAAGGAGACGAAGAAGAATATAATCCAAGCTGGGCAAAAAGCAGTTGATGAATTAATTAAGGTTGCCAAAGAACCTATCGTAGATTCAGACGATGACATATCAGCCGACAGATTAAAGAATGCAGCAGCTACTAAAAAATTAGCTATATTTGATGCGTTTGAAATACTTAATAGAATCCAAGAAGAAGAGCAATTACTTGAGGGAAAATCACCTGAAGAAAAAAAGACTACAATTTTTAAAGGATTCGCAGAAGGAAGATCTAAATAATGTACGAGCAAAACTTAGTTAAAATAATTGAACCTATTAAGAAGACAACTATTAGTCGTCTTAATAAATCTAAAAAATGGAAATATGGATATAATAAAGAACATGATATCGTTGTTATCTCAAAAACTGGAAAAATTGGAGAAATCTATGAAATCCAAGGTTTGCAGATTGGCTTGCCGTTGGAACCAAAAGGAGTGTACGTGCACCCCAAAAACAAATGGGTAAAACAAGAATATCCTAAAGAATTAAGTAGAATTAAAAACATATTTGATTGGAGAAACTATCCAGATGAAAATAAAGATCAATGGTTTGATTATATAGATGAGGAGTTTAATAGAAGAGAAAAAGGATTTTGGTTTACTAATAATAACAAACCAACATATATAACGGGTACACATTATATGTATCTTCAATGGAGTAAAATTGACGTTGGAGCTCCAGATTTTAGAGAATCCAATAGACTATTCTTTATATTTTGGGAAGCATGTAAAGCGGATAAGAGGTGCTATGGTATGTGTTATCTTAAAAATCGACGTTCTGGATTTTCTTTTATGTCATCTGCAGAGACAGTTAATTTAGCCACTATCTCTAGTGATAGTAGATATGGTATTTTGTCTAAAACAGGTGCCGATGCAAAGAAAATGTTTACAGATAAAGTGGTACCAATATCAATAAATTATCCTTTCTTTTTTAAACCTATCCAAGATGGTATGGATCGGCCTAAAACTGAATTAGCATATAGAGTTCCAGCTAGTAAATTTACAAGAAAAAAGATAACTAGTAACGAAAAACTAGAAGATATACAAGGATTAGATACTACTATTGATTGGAAAAATACTGGAGATAATAGTTATGACGGTGAAAAACTAGCATTATTAGTACATGATGAAAGCGGTAAATGGGAAAGACCTGATAATATATTAAATAATTGGCGAGTAACAAAAACTTGTTTAAGATTAGGTAGCAGAATTATAGGCAAGTGTATGATGGGTTCAACTTCCAACGCCCTAGATAAAGGTGGAGATAATTTTAAAAAATTATACAATGCATCAGATGTCACTAAGAGAAATAGAAATGGTCAGACAAAATCTGGTTTATATTCTTTGTTTATCCCAATGGAATGGAACTACGAAGGATTTATTGACGAGCACGGAATTCCAGTATTCACTACTCCTGACAGCGACGTGTTTGCCCCAGACGGTGAACTAATAGATGTAGGCGTAATAGATAATTGGCAAAATGAAGCTGATGGTTTAAAAGATGATCAAGATGCTTTAAACGAATTTTATAGACAATTTCCACGTACTGAAGAACACGCGTTTAGAGATGAAACAAAAAACAGTATATTTAATTTAATAAAAATATACGAGCAAATAGATTACAACGAAGAAATGTCTCAATCATTAGGAATTACTAAAGGTAATTTTCAATGGATAAACGGAGTTAAAGATTCACAAGTTATATTTTACCCAGATCCAAAAGGTAGATTTAAAGTTAGTTGGGTTCCACCTCAACAATTACAAAATAGAGTGGTACTTAAAAATGGTGTAAAACATCCTGGTAATGAACATATGGGAGCATTTGGTTGTGACTCTTATGATATATCAGGAACCGTAGATGGACAAGGTTCTAAAGGAGCATTACACGGCTTAACCAGGTTTAGTATGGAAGACGCTCCTGCGAAT